CTCGCGACAGTAATCCTAAATCTGGGAGGACATTGCAAAAAATCCAAATATTAGGACAATCAAAAACTTTTTCCTTAAATGAATATCTATCATCATAAGCGTATCCATCCTTTATAGTTTCTACGGCACTATAGAACTGATACATTTTATCTTTGTTTAGCGCTCTCGGCATATCAAACAAATATAACTTATTCACTGGTAAATCGCAAACAATTCTTAACAAGTCTTTATAATCATTAACGGGTGGCAGGGGCCTCCCTATCTTATACGAACGCATATATGACACCAAGGAAGTTTTACCCTTGTTCCCTTCCTTGCAATATACTATGTTAATCGTCCTTTTATCCCACTTATTCACGTCATCTATTATATGCTGCTGAAATGGACGCAGTCCATCCATCTCTGCAACTTGACGCGTAATCACAAGCTCCTCGTCAGTGTCCTTAAAAGGCCCCGCTGCACGAGTATCTTCTTTCGTTTGATAAAAGGCATCTCCGGTCTGGTATTCTTTATTTACAGTTGGTTCAAAATAATTTGGTGGATTTGAAAACAACTTTAAGGCTTCGTGCTTACGCCTCTTCTTTATTAAAGACAATCTTCCTTGGTAGTGATTGTATCCACTATCTCCAACTTCCCGCTGGAATACATACCGCTTCGCTATTCCCTTAAGCATTTTCCTCACATCGCTGACACTAACTCCATCCGCATTAAGACGGAAGTCGTAACAACTACACGCGTGCTCCGACATTTCTATATACTATTAATATATAATAATTCATAGAGTTAAACGCAGTAAATTTTAGGCGACGCGCTGTCGGCGTCTGGAAGAACCCAAAAATTTACTTTTTCCTAAATATATATATTTATTTTAACTTCCTGGCACAATCGGCACAAATCACATATCCATGCCTCTTGAACGCCAACGCTACTCCCCCTTACCGCTTCGCTATTATAATCCAAACAATTTTTACAAAATTGTCTGGATATACAAGCCACGGGAGAGACTGCCTCGCTACGCTTCGGCGGCTGGTCTTTCTTACTAAACGTTCTATTTTTATAGACTTCTACGATATTGCTAAATATCCCAGAAATCATACTATACTATATATTATAATATGATTAAATTCAGTCTATCCTTAAGCATCTGTATAGGTAGCATTAGCAGTATAACTGTATCGCAGTAAGTTGTTTCCTGGGACAGCAGAGGATACTGTGGATGCGTAGCCAATAACCATTAAATATGGGAAGTTAGTAGGCTCTTGAGAATTACCGTCACCATATGTTAGTTTTAATCCGCGTTCTCCGAATGTCAAACGCTTGCTAACTATTTTGGTCCTTGGTGGAAAGAACGATTGTGATACTGTTGTAGCGCCACCAGTGCTTTGACGGTAGGCTGCTTCTATATAATGGACTTTATCATAACGCACAGAATACTGTTCTCTATTAATCTTTTGCACTAAATTAAATGTTTCACCAGTAAATTGGGCTGGGCCCGCAGTGGCACTGGTTAAGCCATTTTCTAATAATTTATTTCCTTGGAAGTCCTCAACAGCACCGGCAGCACTGTTCTGGTCCTTCTGTCTTAATATCATAACGCGAATTCCTAAAGCAGCGTCCTCATTTGAGGACGTGGATAGGTCCGCTAATCCATAATTTATAAGCATCTTTATATCTAAATGTTTCAACCTAATTTCATTACCCACACGGTCATTATACTGACCCGTGCCTTGAGTAATAGAAGGGAATAATTTCACAATATTGGAACTTGCTGAAACATTCCCATTAGGTATAGACGGTGTTGCTATATTAACGTCGTTAAAACCAATCACCGCCACCTTCTCCTCTAACTCCTCTTTAAGTTCATCACGAACAATCTTTTTGACAGCCTTGTCAAAACGCTTCCCTTTCCCGGTAGAACGTACCATTCTTATTATATATTATCTAAACATTTTATTTCTACTAAATTAAACGAATCATCAATGTCCCAGAATCTCCATCTGTCTCGCGACAGTAATCCTAAATCTGGGAGGACATTGCAAAAAATCCAAATATTAGGACAATCAAAAACTTTTTCCTTAAATGAATATCTATCATCATAAGCGTATCCATCCTTTATAGTTTC